CCCCCATCATTGCTATCCCTTCTTTTACTCTATACTGCTCCAAAAGATTTGGATTGTTCTTTACAATAGAAGCCGCTGCAGCATAAGAAAGCTTCATTGCGTGGGTTCTGTTCTTTGCTAATCCATAGATCTCAGCACCGGGCTCATTGTCATAATCCAGAGCATATAACCCTTGAGCAGCAAGAAGGAAAGACTTTCCGTTCTTTTTATTCACCTCAATTATTCCCTCTCTAAACCTCCGGATAGGATTACCCTTCAGGCGCTCTTTCTTCATCCATCCATAAATAGAACCCCATACAAATTTTTGCCAGGGCTCTAGCTTCAATGGTTCTCCAGCACTCAATCCTTTATAGTGAAAGACAAAAGTCTCACAGAACTGAAAGAAGTGTAAAGCTGCTTTTGGTTCAAAATAATATGGATAGTTCTTTTTCTTAGAATTTTTAAGATCCTTGTAGTGTCGATCTACAGCCTGGCGCACATATAAACATGCTGGAATATTACCAGCCTTTACCTGCTCGCAATACTGATCAATTTCTTTTATTCCGGTTTTAGCCAAGGACATCTAAAACCCCTTCTTTTTTAAATTACCATATTGCTTAGGCTCGGCTTTCTTGCTTTGAAACTTATTTGAAGAAACGGTTAAGCCATAATCAGCCCTTAAGCTTCTTGCATGAGATATTAATTTATCATAGTGAGAGGCGTATCCATTACGCTGAATGCCATTATCGTAAATATTAACCGCTCCCATTTTGCTCATGTTTTCCCTACACTCTTCAATCTCATCCTCCAGCCTGCAGAGATCAGCAATCCCATAAAGATACACCTGATATAGACGTCCCTCATCAATTAGGTATTGGCAATAGATTCTCCAGGATAATCCCCCCTTTTCACCAAGTTTAACCGGGCAAACAGGAACCTCCTCCAATGGAAGATTTCCGCTATTTATTACAACTTTTTTTTGAGCATCCACTAAGCCTTGATGCTGTTTGCAGTAACCGTCTTTCAAAGATGACCTGGTACACTGCGAACCCTTAGCAGTAATAGCCTGACAGCGGTTTGAGTCCGCTCCTTTTTTAATCAGTTTCACCAGACCCACCCCCTAGTACAAATCCGTTTGAGAAAAAAAAATCACTAGGGGGCGATTTCCGATATATTGGATAAAACCTCAAGACTCCCCCCCCTTAAGTTCTCTCCTAATAAACTCCCCTGACAGCAAAGCAACCAACATACTCAATGAAGCCAGTCCAATGAGTAAGAGCGAAGAATACCAATGGCTTTGCGATGAAAGCAGTGCGCTTATCATGAAATAAATAGAGCAAATGATACAACAGCATTGAAGAAGCCAAGCAAGCAATGATGGCGCTACGTTACCTAACACCATTAGATATTTTGATAGACTCTCTGATAACTGAATGGCTTTACTTTTTAACTTTTGAATCATTATGGTCTGGAATATGGTTTTTTATCTTCCTTTGCTCGTTTCTTGTTATGGCTTTCATCGCAAAGCCATTGGAGATTTTCTTCATCATAAACCGCGCCTCCTTTTTCTATTGGCTTGATATGATCTAAGACTCTACCAGGGTGCATAATCCCCTGTTCTAAATGCTCTTTGCAAAGTGGATTATCAGACTTAAGAAATGATTGATAATCTTCTAATGGTATGTTCTGATTCTTTTCATAAAGCTCATGAGCTATCTTTTCATCTATTATCCTTTGGGCCTTCTTAACAGAATCTCTCCATTTCCTATATTTCCTATGTGCATAGAAATTCTTCGGATCCTCAGATGATTCACCAACTATAGAGCCGGAAGGCTTTGATTTCTTTAGGTACTCAGGCATATGATTTAAACATTCTTTGGTTTTGGTATGCCAAGTGAAGGGTTCTCCTGCATGGGTACGGCATCAGGAAACTCCCTGCGATCAACCTTTTGCCCTTCCTTATTTATACCAGCATAACCCGATTTAGTTAACTTCAGAGAATCTTCTAAAGCTTTAATTTTAATCCTAGCGATCCGATCAATCTCAGCTGCTATTAAAGCGCCGGCTTTGCTTAGTTCTTTAATTCTGTCTTCAGGAGTGGGTTTGAAACTATCCCAATCAAAAGGCCATCTTGTATGCCTTAAAACGGTTACTTTTCTTGGAACTTCATTCCCATCTACCATTTCAGGTAATTGAGTAGATAGATTGCATGATGCTGCATAAGCCGCTGCGGCTTCAGCTAACTCTCCATCTGTATGTAGATCATCGAGTTCTGCTGTCCAACCTTCCTGTTCAATTTGTCTTTTTCTTTCTTCATTTATTAATTGTATTCCTGTCATTTTGATAAATAATTAAGTATTAAAATTTCATGCTCATTGTTTCTATTTATGTAAGCAAAGACTTCTGTTTTATTAACAACTTTATTTACAACCATTTTTCTATCAAATCTTTCTTTGTACCACTCTGCATATTCATTTTCTAAAGTCCAGCTTATTCCTTGATCTTCTATTGAGTTACAGGCTCTATAAATTTTTATTTGATCGGGTAGTTGTTCTAAATATTTATGTTCTTCTGGTGTGCTGAAGAAATGTCTGTGTTTGCGCATGGATCTAAATAGTGATTTAAAGGTTTCTACATTATCTAAACCCCCAGAGAGTATCCAAACCGTTCTAAGCATTTCCCAATATCTGTAATCTGATAATTTCGAATTGTGCCTTAAAAAAACATCTAAAACCTTTGCTCTATCATTCTCAATATCCCACGCCCGAATCAACTGTTCTGCTAATTTAGCATCTCTTTTAAGAACCTTTCTAGGAATCTTTGGATATCTTCTAGTCATTTCTACATGAATATTATTACTCATAATTAAAACAGGCTTATCTGATCTTCATCTTTGGGCTCCATATCATACAAACTGCTCACCGTGGCTTGTATGGTTTTGTGCCAATCACTACCGAACTTATCCGCTATTTCGTAATAGTCGGTGTAGCTTGGTTTTCTGATCTTAAACTTCCATTCTTGGGTTTTGCTTTTGAAAGATGCATCAAAGTGGAGGATCTGATGATACACTAAGAGCTCTCTAGTTTTTGTGTCCAGCATATCCCACATTTCACCAGATACTTTTACAATGAAATTATTCCCGGAATAGAATGTTAACAGATCGGGGCTCTTTATAGCCTGCGCCGCTTTCTTCTTTGAGATATTTGGATAGACAAGAAAGTAGCCTATTTCAGCAGGTCCTAAATCAATATTGTATTTCTCAATAACTATCTTCCCTACTGCCTCAAGCTCAGGTGATTCCATGTATTGTTTACCCGTTTCAGCGGTTGCCTCAATTGGTTGTAATATATCGTTGTTCATATTTTTATGATTTAATTCCTATTCTTTTCGAGTTCTTCTTTCACAGTAGGCGAATCGGAAAGAATTACATCGTTCCACTCATTGCTACTTAGTATGTTTGGTTGGTTATCACTTGCGGCGAACATTAAAACCGCTGTTACATACCCAAATATCCCACAACCAATTCCTGTAATTAATATCCAATACCAAGCTATCATTCTTTTCTCCTTTAATGGTTATGCTGCAATCTTTTGTTTGATTTCTCTTTCAACTTCGTAATACAGAGCTTCCATCATGGCTTTGACAATTTTTGGAGTTACTGCATTACCTATAAATTTCTTCTGATCGGTTTTGGTACCGGCTAAGTAATATTCTTTTCCAAATCCTTGGATCTGCTTTAGCTCAGAAACCTTTAGCATTCTTGTAGTGATGTCTGCTATGCCGTAATGCCAACAAAAGGCTTTAATCTTCCGCATTGTCTCAGAATCACCTGGTTTAATCTTTGGAGTATGCTTTCCGTAGTTCACCTGATTCAAGTATGGAGGAGCTTTGTCCATCCGGGCAATGAGGGTAAAACATGGATCATTTACTGAGCCACCTTTGGAGCTGTACTGCGGGTTCATTAAGTGAGCAGCTTTTACGGATACTAATCCTAATCTATTCTGAGTTGCTACAGTAGGGCAAGGATCATCTACCGATGGAGGGATATGCTTTCCTTTCTTACTGTTTGAGTTATACTTTAAAATCCAGCTGCTTAAATGCTGAACTTGTACAAGCTGTTGTTTTGGGTTCGATAACAAGCTACCTGAAGGAACATTAATTGATTCATGGTTTAATGGTCCTGAATATTGTTTGTCCACAAATGCAGATCGTACTACTGCATAGTGGTCTTTGGTTGGGATAGATCCTGCTGGTGTATTAACGGATTGATGATTGTGAACTCCGGAAAAACCTTTATCTAAGAAAGCTCCCTGAACTAATCCGAAACCGTCTTTAGTACGAACTGTGCCGGCAGGATGATTTACTGATTCTACATTAGAACCGTTCCCATAGTATTTGTAGTTAAATGCACACCTGACAATTCCTTGATTGCCAGATGTTGCTATTGTATGCCCCGGTTGATTTACATCATAGACTTTCCCCTTCGGGCGACCGGAATAGTATTTCTGAATAAACACTCCTTCACCAGTTGCTACATACTTTTCCAGACCGGCATAGATCCTTTTAAGCGTGGCTTCTACTAATGGTTTTTTTCGAGTGAAAATACTTTTGCCTTCATCTTCAAAGTCCAATACTTCACGAACGGGTTTCCAAGGTTTTAAGGTTTCAAATAATCCGTTCTCTTGAGGATTCTCTGCATGGGTTGGGGATGGCCATTCAATCCCGTACTTCCCATTACTGAAAATACCGAACAGTCTTTTTCTTTTGGTGTATTCTCCGAAATCTGCTGAGTTTAGAATTGTTTTGTCGTACCTGTAACCGTTGGAACAAATCTTTTTTACCCACTTTAGATAGTCTTCTCCTTTTTTCATGGATACCGGACGACCGTTTTCATCGAGCGGACCCCATGCCATAAATTCTACCACATTCTCGAAGTAAAAATAATCCGGATTAATTTGATCGATATAATCATACATCGCTTCTGGTAGCGTTCGGCTGTCTGCATCTCTAGGCATACCTCCTTTGGCTTTGGAATAGTTGGTGCATTCCATTGAAGCCCACAGCACTGTAATGACTTCGTAATTATTCTGGTACTTTTCTTTATAAAATTCTGTTAGACGATCTATTTGATGGATTACTTTTTCTGAACGGATATCTTCATTGAAGTGCAATGTGTTTTTATGATTGACTTCATGGCTTTGAATTGCCACAGGATCATGGTTTACACAGGCTATTACTTTGACCGGGCAGTTGAGTCCAATCCTTGCACGTACCGCTCCGGCTGTTACGCCTCCGGCTCCACAAAAGCAGTCTATAAAAAGGATGAGTGGTTTTTTCATTGAGTGAATAGTGTTGGTTCTTTTTGAGCGGTCATTGCTGCAGGGTTGAGCCAAAGTATTTCGGTTCGTTTTTTGGCTCCATCCGCTAATGCACTTCGAGAAATCTTTTTCCATTCTGGGAGCATATCATTATAAATTTCATTGTCATAACCGGAAAGAATTACATAGCCTTTTACTGTTTTAATGAATTCGCATAATTCTATATGCTGATCATCTGTCATTTCGTGATGATATTCTTTGGTTTTCTGGCCCTGGTATCTTGTATCTTTTACATACGGAGGATCTAAATAATACAAAGTGTTTTCAGAATCATGTTGCTCTATCACTTCGAGAGCATCTTTCGATTCAATTACTACTCCACGCAATCGTTCAATGATTGCATCTAACGCATCCGGATAATTTTTCCAATCCATTGAAGGCGGGCTTCCTGAACGTGAATTTTTTGCTCTGAAACCAGTTGAAGGTTTGAAACCATAATCCCCGGAATAATTACCCTTAGTTCTGAAACCAACCGAACTTTTACCATAAGTGGTTTTTGTTGCTGCTCCCGATCCAAAACCCATAAACGCCCGAACAACAGTTCTACGAGCTTGTTCTAAGTCATTTTCTGAGTAACAGTAACTAAGCTCAAATTCCTCTCTCGAAAATGGAGTATAATAGAGCAGCTCTTTTAATTCTTTGCCCTGGTCTCGCATTACTCTAAATAAATTCACAATATCCGCGTCCAATTCATTATATACTTCGGCATACACTCTTTTCTTTTGTAGCAAAACAGAAGCAGCTCCGCCATAGGGTTCTACATAAACGGTATGATCAGGAAAGTGGGAAATGATCCACGGACCTAACATCCATTTACCTCCGTGGTAACGGAGTATTGGGCGGTTGATATTTGATTTAGTATCTATCAACCCTCGCTCTTCTTAAATCTGATATACAATGGCCGTACTTTACCTTCCTGCAGCGAAAATATCTCTAGCTTATCTGCAACCTTTGGATAGGCTTTAATTATCCTTTTCTTAAATCTTGAAGCGGCTGAAGATGAAGTCAATTCAACCCTCAGCATTTCATCAGGTTTTAAATCACCGACTTTTTCAATCACTTCTTCATACATTTTGTAATACTCGTAGGTAGATTTTCCATAGGGGTGTGCGTGGTCTCTATCCACCGTTTCAATGTTGATACTCATTTCTTCTCCATTTTTACTTGTTTGTTTTCTACATCAATTATTTTTGAAGTCACTTCCATCCAGGAATCATCACACAAGTCCACATCATCACCATCATGGGTGTATACATCCAGTAGGTTATGATCAATAACACCATGCTTTATAAAAGGCTCGTAATCACAGATCAGGGTAGTTTCTATTCCATACACCGGAGTAGTTAGCACTAAGGTTTTTTTACTCCGTGTAA